TTCTGAGCTTCTTCTTCGCCCATATCTCCACTAATTTCTACAATAGCAGAAGGTTGAAAGCCATTTAAAAACTTAGTATGATTCCATTTACCGATTTCATAGTCTACTGCAATATGCTCTAATGCAGCAACGTAATCAGGCAACCCATAAAAGTTAAACGTAGGCTCATAATCTTTAAAGTGTATTACAAATTTATTATGTGCTACTCTTGGGTATATAGGTAATCTATACATTTTATCCTCATTGTTCCAATACTTACACCAATCAGGATTTACATAAACTTCTTTTTTTGATTTAGACATTCTAACTGTTGTAGCGTCTAAGTGATAAAGGTTTACACCTCCATCATATTTTACACATTCCATATACGCATTACCAAACGTATAATAGTCATCTGCTAATTTTTTAAATACATCTCTTAATGATTCTTGGTTTGCATTTACATCTTCTATAAACTCTCTTAAAGGTTCATTATCACAAACAAATTTTGCTCCACTTGTAAATACAGTTTTTTGTGCAAGTACACTTCTATGTGTAGAAGATTTTCTTTTAAGTTCAGCTAAGTATTGAGGAAATAAATTATCATTACCAAATGGAACCCACTTAGTAGATATGTTATTTAAATTTTTTGGTTCAGTAATATTTGGTGGGATAGCTAAATCAAAAACCCCAAACTCAAACGTATTACTTTTCTTAGTCGTCTTTCTTAACTGACTTTGATTTTTTGTTTGCTTCTTTAACGGTGCTTTTCTCATTTGATTGATTTGTTTTTTCAATTTTATCTACATATAATTTTCCGCCATCTATTTCCTCGTAGATATGAGCAAGTTCTTCTTGAGTAGCATCATTCCATCTAACAAAATAACCGCCATAAAAGCTAGTCCCTGTGCCTTTATATGTTTTTTTAACCGAATAATTTGCCATAATTAAATATATTTTTAAGTGAGGTAAACTTACAAAATTTTTATTGTCTTTGCAACCACACATATTAAAAGATATTTAGCAAGGGGTTTCCCCCTCGCTATTTATCTAAAATTGATTAAGCAGTTGTTGCAGTAACGTCTCCTGATAAAACAGTAATTCCTGCCGTGTATTCTCTAGGCAGTTCAAATTGTCTTGCAGTTAAAGTAACTGTAACTCCGTTTTCGTCTGCATAAGCAGCTCCACTTCCTCCTTCTATTGATGTTAAGTTTGCATAAGTTTGGTTTCTGTCCCAAGAGTCAGCACCTACACTTTGGCTTTTATATTTCTCACTTAAACCAATTACCATTTTTTTACCACTATTTAACTCTACAAGTGCAACAGCACAAGCAGGCTCTATATCAGTAAGTTTATCAAAGGCACTTCCTTGAATATTAGGAAGATAAAAAGATAAAGCGCACTCATAAGATGTGCTTCCTCCTTCTTTTGCTCCTGTTATAGTAAGAGAAGCTGTTTCATTCTTAAATTCAAATCTAGCCCAAGGAGTACCTGTGTCTGCTACAATGCTACTATACGCGTGAGTACCTGCAACACCTGCAGTAACCGTGTCTATATTTGTCAAATCTGTTATAAGGATTTGTCTAATACCACCAACGGCTTGTAAGTCACCACACGCTACTAATAATCCTGTTTCTATTGCCATTTTATTCTATTTTTTAAAGTTAATAATTATACTAAACAAGCTCCATTTACTAGAGAGTTAAACCCAAATTGGTAACCCATTGTAAAGTTAGAGCGGATATACATATTATCAGAAACCTCATCATAGAACATTTTAAGCTGTGTATCAGGGTCTGTTACATTAGAACCAATAATTAAATTGTCTTTTGCAGAATAGATACAACCTTGTGTAGCTTGAATTCCTGCTGTAGCACAAGTAAATAGTGCAGGTAAATCAGCACCTGTTAAAGCTGTTAAAGCTACGTCCCACTCATACATAGGAACTAACTCTACACCTCTAAAACTTAATCTAGCGTAGTTTACACCTGATTGAGCTTCTGAATGTCCATAATCAACTGCACCTGCTACTGAAACTGCTGTTAAAGCACCATAGTAAGCATTGTAGATGTTTGGAGTTACAAACATTCTTTTTTCTGATGCAGGAATTTGTTGTAATTCTGCTGAAGCACCATCAAATACATTAGTTAAAAGAGTAACCGCATCTGAACCTGCAATAGTAGCACCAACTGCAACTAAGTTTCCTGCTGCTGTACTAGCTGCAGTAACCTCATTCATTTGTGTTCCATTAATTGCGCCTTCTGCCGACATAGTTTTCCATAATCCATCTGCCCAAGTATATGTACAGTCTGCTACTGCTGCTGCAGTATTTCCTGCCCACATATTTCTTACAACATCTGATTGGATTCCGTGTCTAATTCTATTCATAATTACTTCTGCTAACTGAGTTCCTGTTAAGTCAGGCATATTTAATCCATTCTTATAAGACTCAACAATAAATTGGTCTTTGAACTCGTCCCAACATTGTGATTGTTTTACAGAAACATTTGAAACTGTAATTACTTTCGGAGCAACAGTAAATCCTGCAGGGTCGCAAGTATTTGTTGTTGTACAACCTGTGTTTAATGCTGTTATACCTGATAATTTAGGTGCAAGCATTAAGTTTTGTTTATATTTTACATTAGGGTAAACCGTGTAGTTACGCATAATATCATCAGAACGAAACATTGGTTCTAATAAAATCTTTGAAGCATAAGTTCCTTTATAATTTGCTCCTAATCCATCTAAAGCTATATTTGCCATTTTTTATTATATTTATTTATTTATACTTATTTTAATTTTTCTGCTAATGCAGAGAAGAACTTGCTTTCTTTGTCCTCCACTTTGTTTTCAATTACTACAGGGTCACCATCAGTTGATAGCTCAGTTCCTTTAGCATCTGCTTTACTTAATAAAGCGTTTAGTCTTTCTACTTCCTGAGTAAGAGTTTCTTTTTCTCCTACCAATTCAGCAACAAAACTATCTAGTTCAGTAACTTTAGCTTCAAATCCTGTAAGTTTCTCAGAAACTTCTTTTTCATCAGCCATCATCACCTCTACCTCTTTAACATCTTCAGTTTCAGACTCATTACTAGCTTTTACTTTAGTAATAATTTCTTCAACTTTAGCGTTAAACCAATTTTTCAATTCTTCGGTCATTTTTTTACTTTTTAAATTAACACTTAGTTTATTTTGAATTTCCTTGTCTGTTATATTTTTAAACTTAGAAACGTCATATTTAGCCGCTACTTTAATAGCGTCAGAGATAGAGTCAATGAATCCCAAATTAAAAGCCTCATCAGCACTTAACCAAGTTTCCTCGTCCATCATTTCTTTTACCCTGTTATAAGGTAGATTTGTTTTTTTAGTATAGATGTCAGCAATTTCACCGCTTATTTTATCTAATAATGCAGCAGTCTTTCTTATCTCAGTTGCCTCACCCATAGCACCACCCCAAGCATTGTGTATCATAAATAGTGAGTTTTCAGCCATAACGACTTCATCACCTGCTAATGCAATTACACTACCCATACTTGCAGCTATTCCTTCTATATATACTGTTGTTCTTGCTGTTCTTTTTTTAAGAACATTGTAGATTGCCATACCTTCAAACACATCACCACCTACACAGTTAATGTGTAAGCTCATTGGAGTATCTTTGTATGATTTAATTTCTTCAATGAAGCTTTGAGCTGTTAAGCCAAAAGTACCTATTTCATCAAAAATGTAAACGTCTGCAGACTTGCTAGACGCTTCTGCTTTAATGTTATACCAATTTTTATTCATAGACGCAAAACTATTTTTTAGTTTTCAAAAAGTTGCGCAGTTTTAGGAAAAAAATTTAGTATGTAATATTTTCAGATGGAGATTGCTTTCTTCTTTCTTTGTAAACTATACTTTGTGCTTGTCTTTCAGAAATATTATATTTAATAGATAAGTCCATAAAAGTATAAGTTCTGTTGCCTTCATTAGTTCTTAACATACAATCAAAGTCATATATAATCATATAGTTTCTTAACCTCTTAGGCTCAACTATACCTCTTTCTATTAAGTGCCTTAATATGTCTTTTGTTGTAGGGTCGTGCCATCTTTTGATAATTTCTTTTTCAGCTATATCTATATAATCATAAACTACATCAATTTTATTTTGTCTTGATGCCATATTAATTATGAGATTCCCAAATTTTATTTACATTATTCCAAAACTTAGTTACAGCCTCTCTACAACCTCTGCAGCCTAATTGTTGTTTAATGTGTGGAAAGTGTCTGTGCCATTCTTTAAATAAAAGCTGTAAACCCCTAGAATGGTATTTACCTTGTTTTTCTATAGACTCGTTGTTCTGTTTTACAGCAATAATAATTTCTTCTTTTCTTTCTTGTTTTATTTTATTAGCTACAGCCTCTACACTCATATATTTTTTTTTGTTATTCTTCCCACTTACCAAGAGGACATTTTCCTGCGTACTCTTTGGTTAGTGATGCTTTTGCATCTAAAAAACAGGTGCATTTAGCACATCTTGCTCCTTTATCCCACTTAGGATATCTTAACATTAAGAAGTTTCTATAAAAATCGCACTTTTTACAGGTATCTAATCTATCT